TTTAACCATGCAGCGTAATCTAACTGCATGGGGGACAGGTCCCGCGCGCATCTGTGTACAATTCTTGAGCAGGTGCGTTCCAGACTCTCACCATCGTGCTGATCGGTCATACCCATGACCCTGATCCTTGAATGTGTAATAGATAATGGAACTTAGGGGTTATCCCCCCGAGGTTGTAACTAGGTATAGGGGTTGCTGGAGGTCACGAACCAGTAGTCGCTCGTTTCGGAAGTTAGGAGCCACGTAGCCCTCGCCGCCGACGGGTTCCATAAGAAAATCACACTTATTGCGGCCTGACGAGGTCGCCGGGCGTGGAATGCCACGAGCGGACTGATGATCCGTAGCCCCCAGCGCCGAAGATAATATGGTGGAAGGGTGCCTCCTAGCTCTTTAGAGAGGGAGGAAGGAAACATAGCGACTGTTGGTATGTCGTGACAGAGTGCTCAAGCTAGGGGCACATGATCCGCGGGCGTGGTTGGGGCCCGTGGAACCGGCGCGGTCGCGTCGATCACCAGTTCTTCGATAATTTTGCATGCAGTGGCGTTGAGTTTCATAATGATGTAAACACGGTGCAATTATGTAAGAAGAACGGGATCTCTCGCACAATATGGGGTGTCACTGAACCGCTGGATTTGGTGCCTCGTTGCAACTAGTAGCCTGTCTGTATGATCTGTCGTGGGTCTCCTCCTAACCCGGGGCTTACGGGGCGTATGTCCACACAAACGAATGCGGTAGTGTGACTATGGGAATAAATTATCCCTGGGGGTCGGTTCTGCGACTCTGTGATATGCGCGCGTCCTTAAATAAGATGCCCTCATTGCCTTCCACCGGCGATGTGGTGCTCCTAGTGCGAGTGGGGTTGGCCGGGTCAAACATTGACTTTAATGTACCCGGTCCCCGGCCACCTTGGCCTTAACTGGCGTAGGGGATGCGTGAAATCCCACCCCAGAGGCACACATTACATGATTTTCTTGTTTATGTGTGTTTCTGTTTCTTCATTCTCTTAACCTTTGTCAATGAGCATTCCGGCTGTAGATCTCGAGTGCGACCCAGACCATTGGACATATTGGTGCAAAGCGGAAATATGGCAGGCGATAAGAAAAGATCGCGAGCCCAGAAGAAGGCGGAAGCGCGAGCGCGGAAAGCGCGAGAGGCTGCCGCGGGAACCGGAAGTGCTCCCACCCCCGAGGGGGGAACTATGGACGTTTCTACATCAGGAGTGGTAGAGGACGATCCGGTAATTAACACCCCAACAACGTCGAGCGGGGGGAAGGACAAGACGAAAGCTAAAGCATGCCGGTTTTGCGCATCCGGTGTGTGTTCCGAACAGCTAGATAAAAGCGCATGCTCAGAAGCTCTATTGAAGAATATTGAGCGAGCACTCGGTACCTTGGTAGCTCCCGAACGCCTGCATGATCTGGCTAAGGAGCTCGACGGTCGAAACCAATTGTTGAAAGTTGGCGACGCAGATGCGCGAGCCACTGTCGCATGGCAGAAGGAACTCGTGGAGTTGCTTGCTAAGACGATTTCGGACACCGATGGTATCGAGAACAACCAGGCCCGCGCATTCAACGCAGGTATGGCAGCTCACCAGACTGAGGCGGGTACATTTCGCGCAGAAGCAAAGAATGCCAATGCGACCGAAGAGATGGACCTTGCTCTGGCTGAGCGTAAGGAAAGACTGAAAGCGCGTCTTGCAGCGAAGTTAGCAGAGGTCCGCACCTCCTCCGACTGTCTACGCTGGAAGACCGCATGCGTGATGAGCCGCCACATAGAGGAAGTGGCGGAGCTCCGTGGTTCTCTCGAGTATTTCGCTACACATGTGAAATCCATGAACACTCAGATCAACAAGTACACCTGCTTCAAGCGGGCGTTTAACAAGTTGGATGATGTTCGTTTTGTGTGTATCGGGAATGAGGGTGACTACGTCGCGCAGGATAGATTCCTCAAACAGATGCGCCCACGCATGCGCCGTCGGCTCCAGTTAGGCAACTTTTGGGGTTCATCGATGGGCATCGTGGAGCCGATGTCGGTATCGTCGTATGTCCGCAAGCTCAACCGTGACCGTAATAGCGGCACGGAGGATAAGCGACGACCTGAAGATTTCCCTTCCGACGCAGACCTGAATCCGGTCGCGTCGGTCTCCTACTTTTTCCGAGAGGCCTTACGCAGTGAAGAAACGTGTGATGTTCGTTCCACTGCGCAACAATTCGGAGATGTTACCGCGGTCGCAGACACCTGGAAGGTCGTGCGGTCCCTTACGTGGTACGAACCGTGGGAGTGCAAGTGCGAAGCCGAGCGCACGGAAGACATACTCGCCGGGATTGGGAGTGCTGGTTTCATAAATTTGTTGTGGAACAAACAGAACAGCATCACTCGGGGGGGAAGCCACCATATCTTCGGAACCGGCGGACACAGAGTAAACTGTCCAAATCATGAGAATTATGGTCTGAACGATGTCAGGTGGTTAAAGCGCCGCCAGATGTCGACTGAAGTTATCATCAGTAAGACACAACTGCAAACTCTACACGCAGGACGTTACAACGTAGCGCAAACTGATAAGCTGTTTAATAGCATCTTTCAGGGCACGCGAACGGACTACCGGACCAACCTGAATGTGGGGGATGTGGCCCAGTACGGCGGTAATCACGCCGTGGCTGAATTCGCTTTTCTGAATCAGATCAGGGACAAGCGCGCGACGCACCGAGGGTGTGGCGAGTTCGAGTTCTACGATGATCCGTGTGGAGAACCGATAATTGTTCGGGGCAATGGCTGCGTTACATATCTGATCGAGACCCAGGGGTACGGTCAGCTATATGACGCTGTGCCGTTGGAATAGAATGGGGGTCGATCCGCGGTTACGGGTACAGGACCAACGACGCAGTGTTCGAGCGCTGTTACAAGAAGGATTGGACGACCGGCTGGTGGTTGTCTGAGTCTGGATTTGTGGCCTCGGCGAAGCGTTCTGCGGCTCTGTTAGACGATCGGTTGCCCATGATTGCGGCGACCCCCTTTTATATCCGGGATTGGTGTGCTCCCCGGCCCGACATAAGACACCAGGAGTCCCTCTGGGACGGCACAAGGTATCGCCTCTATAGGTGCGATCGGTTGCCGTCCGTGGAAGCCATCGTGAATAGCACGAAATTTTTGCACGAGTTTCTGTCTGACAGAAGATTGCCATTACCCACGCTGCCATCAGCGTGGTTTGATGCGGAAGAGACCAGAGAATGGGTCGACCGCACCAACTACGGCGATACCCGAAAAGAACAACTGCAAGACACGACGGCGGACCCCGACATAGTATGCGAGTACGAATCATGCGATACAACAAACCGGAACTCACGCTTCTACTGGGGCGGTGTTTCTTTATTCATGAAATCTGAGTTCTACACTGATTTCAAGATGCCGCGAGGCATCTATGCTAGAGCGGACGGTGCTAAAGTCGCGTTCGGCAAATGGATAAAAGCACTTGAAGACATTCTGTATAGTCTTCCGGAGTTTATCAAGCATGTGCCCGTACCCGATCGACCATCATATATATCTAATTTATTCAAATCTGGCGACACAGCTGTGGAGACTGACTACTCTTCTTGGGAGGGTCATTTCAACGCAATGGCGTCATTTTCTGAGCTTGTTACATTTGTACATATGCTTACGGGCAAAAAGGTCGATTGGGAGAAATTTGGTGTAGCAATTGCGAAGCTGCATCATATGGAGGTTACAAACAAGCGTATTATGGCCGCAAGAATTCTTCAAGGAAGGATGCATCCCGAGCCAGTGGATGCCGAGACTGCAAAATTAGCTCTCAAGAAACTCATTGTTCCTGATGTGTTTCCAAGTGATATTTTCAATGTCGGCGTTGACGAAATGATGGCCGGGAGGTTCAAGAAGAGCCCGGACGCAGCATGCTTTGTTGCCGATCAGATGTGGTCGGTGATGATGCCCAATGTGATGCGTTCGAAAAACATCAAAGCGAAGTGCTATTTTAGACGCATGTCGGGAGACATGTGGACATCAGCATTCAACGGTATGTCTAATTTACGAAACTGGATCTACATACTTCGCCGTTCTGGCGTCTCGAGAGAGACCATTGCGGCAAGGACCATATGTGTAGTTGAAGGGGACGATTTGTTAGCTCCAATTTGGTTTGATCTCAATATCACAGCCTATGACGAACTGGGATGTCTCGTGAAACTCGAGCATCATAACACCTGGTCCGAGGCTTCATTTTGTGGGATGAGATTTGCTGAACAGAGCAAGCAGATAATTACTGACCCGTATCGCGCCCTTGGAACTTTTGGATGGGTGGGAACCCGCTACACAGAGAGTAAATCCGCCATTAAACTTGGATTGCAGAAGTCAAAAGCCATCAGCTATTTGTATGCATACCCTGGATGCCCTATGGTGGCGGCGTTAGCCGCGAAGACCCTCGAATTGTTAGCGGATGTAGAGGTCGTAATAGACCAAGACCTCGATACCTACAAGAAAGACTTGCAAATGGCAGCCCTCCGCAGTAAAGCTGGCTACTGCCCGCCCACGGACGAAACTCGCGCACTGTTCGCTTCGGTTTATAATATCACCGCTGAAGCACAGATTGCGTTCGAAGAGGAAATGTTCGCTCTGACC